GGTTTCAGATTTTATGTTCTAGGTGATAGAGATGAAGGTGGATTACCATTAGCAACTAATGACAGAACTTGTTTTGCGTTCCATAGAGGTGCAGTCGGTATGGCTGTTAATATGGCACAAAAAACAGAGATCAATTATGTTCCAGAGAAAACATCATTCTTGGTGAACTCAATGTTCTCAGCTGGTGCTGTTGCTATTGATGCAGATGGTATCGTAAAAATAACAACTGATGAAAGCTAATAAAGGAGAATAATTATGGCATTTGATAAAACTGGACTTCAACCAATAGGTGGTCAAGCAAAAGCTGGTAATGCTCCTCAAATGTGGAGCTATACATCAACTGATGCTAAAACAGATATAGATGCATCTGGATACTTTAATAGTGTATCTGATCTGTTAAAAGTCGGTGATTTGATATATGTACACGCATCAACTGGTGGTACGAGAACTTACTCGTTACACCCAGTAGTCAGCAACGCAAGTGGTGTTGTTGATATTTCTGATGGTACAGCAATATCGGCTACTGATAACGACTAATCAGAAAATAGACATGGGGAGGCCCTTTATGGGCCTCTTCATTATTTATTAAAGGAATACTATGGCAAGTGGAGATACAAAAGTAACTATCGTAAACCAGGCATTAGTGTTGTTAGGATCAGACACAATTTCGTCATTTTCTGATACAACTAATGATGCTGCAAGAGTAGCTAATAGTATTTATGAAACAATCAAAGGTAAGACTTTATCTTTATATCCCTGGTCCTTTGCTCTTGTAAAAGAACAACTAGCAAGATCAACAGCAACACCAGTAAATGAATGGACTTATTTATACCCTTTACCCTCAACTGCTGTAAGTGGTACAGCTCTACAAGTTTATAACTCAAGCTCAACAAGAGTATTGCCAATCCAAAACTTTGAATTAGTTTATACAAGTTCTGGACCAGCTATAGCTACTAACGAAGAAAACATCTACATTGACTATATATCTAGTGTTGTATCAGAAGGCTTGATGCCTAATTATTTTGTACAGCTTTTAGTTTACATGTTAGCCTGGCATTTAGCTGAACCAGTAACAGACCAAATCACAAAGGCCGAATACTGGAGAGGTGTAGCTTTGGGTTCTTTAACAGAAAATGGAAGGGGTGGGTATTTTCGCCAGGCATGTAATATAGATGGTAGAGGTAAACCAAATTATGCAATAGTAGATTTCCCATTAACAGATGTTAGATGAGCAGAGCAGTAACTATACAAACAAACTTTACTACTGGTGAGGTAGATCCTTTATTAAAATCTCGTATAGACATCAATCAATACTACAACGCATTAGATCAAGCTCGTAATGTTTTAATACAGCCTCAAGGTGGAATAGAAAGAAGGCCAGGATTACAATTTATATTTGAAGTACCAAGTGCTGCCAATCCACAAAATGGAATGAAACTTGTACCATTTGAATTTTCAACTACACAAAGTTATATGCTTTTATTTGTACATAATAGAATGTACATTTTTAAAAATAAAGAATTAGTAACAAACATAAACTCTAGTGGTAATGATTATCTAACTACAACTATAGGATCTACAGTTCTTGCAACTATGGATCATACACAATCAGCAGATACATTGATTGTGGTCCAGGAAGATATGGCCCCTAAAAAAATAGTAAGAGGTGGTTCTCATTCAACATGGACAATATCAGATTTATCATTTGAGTTTATACCTAAGTTTAATTTTACTGCATCTGAAACTACTATCAATCAAACTATTACACCATCTGCTGTAGATGGAAATATTACAATAACTGCTGGAGGAAATGTTTTTGCATCTGGTAATGTCAACCAATATATAGAGGCTAATGATGGAATTGGTAGAGCAAGAATAACAAGATTTGTTTCTGCTACATCTGTAGAGGCTATTGTTGAAATACCTTTTTTTAATACATCTGCTATTGCATCTGGAGGAACTTTTATAGATGGAGGTTATGAAGATAGCTGGTCCAGTACAAAAGGCTACCCAAGAACTTGTACCTTCCACGAGGGGAGGCTGTACTTTGGTGGTGTTAAGTCAAGACCTAATACAATCTTTGCATCAAGAGTAGCAAGGTTCTTTGACTTCAATCCTGGTGAGGCTTTAGATGATGATAGCATTGAACTAACAATATCTACAGATAGTACCAATGCAATAACTGGTATGTTCTCTGGTAGAGATCTACAGATCTTTACAAAAGGTGGTGAGTTCTTTTTACCACAATCAACACTTGATCCTATTACTCCTACTAATGTTGTAATTAATGGTGCAACAAGAAGAGGATCTAAAGAAGGTATCAAACCAGTAGGTGCTGAGAGTGGTACATTATTTATACAAAGAGCTGGTAAATCTTTGAGAGAGTTTTTATTTAGTGATGTAGAATTATCTTACATATCAAATAATATTTCATTGTTATCTTCTCACTTGCTAAAATCTCCATCTGATATGGCCCTCCGAAAAGCAACATCAACCACAGATGGGGATTTATTATTAATAGTAAATGAAACAGATGGATCGTTGGCTACATACTCAATACTTAGAGGACAGAATGTTATAGCTCCTAGTCTAAGTACAACAGATGGTGAGTTTATAAATGTAGGAGTAGATGTGGACCAAATATATTTTACAATAAAAAGATCTATAAGTAGTTCTGATAAATATTATGTAGAGTGTTTCAATGATGACAATACAACAGATAGTTCAAAATTATTATCTGGGAGTAGCAAACCATCATCTACAACTGTAACCGGCTTAACACATCTTGAAGGTAAAACAGTTAAGGTTATTGCAGATGATCAAATGCAACTTGATAAGACTGTAAGCTCTGGCCAGATAGTATTAGATGCAGTACCTACAACTTATGTAGAAATAGGATTAAATTATACACCTACTGTTAAAACACTACCAGTAGAACTAAAACTATCTAGTGGTAATATAACTGCACAAAAGAAAAGAATAGTAGAGGCAACTGCTAATTTATATCTCTCGCAAAATCTTACATTAAATGGTAATGATTTATTATTTGTTGCTGGAGATTTTTTTACTGGTAAGAAAAGAAAGAAACCAATGTTAGGATATGATAGAGATGGACAGATGACATTCTCCCAATCTGCTCCATTATTTTTTACATTATTGGGAGTAGAATATAAAGTGAGTGTAGGACAATAACATGGCAATTAATTGGGCATTTGTAGCAGTAGCAGCATCAATAGGAAAAGCATACACAACATATCAAGCTGGTATGGCTCAAAAGGCTTACTATGATAGTCAAGCTGATATTACTAGATTACAATATAAACAGAAAGAAATTGAGGCTAAAGAGGATGGTGTCAAAGTTCTAAAAAAAGCAAATGCAGATATTTCAACTATTATAGCTAAAGCAGCAAGTGGTGGTATGTTACCAAATGAAGGTTCTGCTCTACTATCAACAACATTATCGTTACAAAGTGGTGTAGAAGATTTTAATGTTGCACAAATTAATGAAGAGCTCATGCAAAACCTGGGTATCATTGAATACATTAATCTTAAAAATGCTGGTAAGACTGCTAAACAAGCTGGGATCATGGGTGCAATCTTTGGACTTGGTACCGATATAGCAACTGTTGGACAAGCTGGAGGGTTTAAGAAAACATAATGGCAAAAAAAAGAATTATATATGAAGGCAATAATGTCAAATACTTTCCTATCTCAAATGTAGGTGGGGATCAGTTTAAGGTCCAGGCTGCTTTTCAAGGAAACCTTGCAGATAGAATAGATAATGTTTTAAAATTTTCTATAGGTAAAGTAGAAGAGAAAAGTAAAATTGAGGCTTACGAATATGCAGCAGCTAATCCAATATCATTTAGTCAATATCAAAACGCATCACCTCAAGAAAGAACTGAACTATTACCTAAAGGTACAAATGTTTTTGATGCTACATTAAGAAATGCACAAATAAATTTTCTAGCAACTGATGTAGCTATGGCTGCATCTAAAAAAATATCCGAGTTAGAATTAAATGCAAACAATATGGATATGGATGTTGAAACATTTGAGGCAGAATTAAACTCTATTGTTAATGGATACACTCAATCATTTTTAGAAATAGATGGAGAGGGAGCTGTAACTGTAAAAGCTAAATTAGCTACAATGGCTCATACATCCTTAAATAGT